GAATTATGGATGAATTAATGGATATGATTGTGTCGGATGAAAGTCCTTCTCAGATCAGTGACAAGTTAAAAGACATGCTTTATGCAAAGTCAGCAGAGAAGATAGATGGTTATAAATCATCTGTTTCATCTTCACTTTTTGATGATTCTGAAGAAGAATCTGAAATTGAAGATTCTGTTGAAGATGAGGTAGAAACTGATGAGGAACAATAATTAATAAATAACTAATAAATAAAATGGACTGCTAAGAATAATGACCCATAGACCAGTTGAGAATGGTGTTACTTTTGCAACGACAGGAACATCAAATAAATCTACAGCAATACAAGGAAAATCTACTGCTCTTAGAATTACTTCTTTAGGAGCAAATACTTTTGTTGCGATTGGAACTGAACCTGTTGCTACTACTGCTAATTACGCAATACCAAATGGTACTTCGGGTGTATTAGCAAGCAGTAATACATCAGCAAAAGTAGTTGGTGTAACAACTGGAACTACTACTCTAATTGATTTTCCTCAAGGAACTTCATCACCATATCAACCTGGTGATTATGTTAGTTTGGTAGTTAGTTCAGGTGCTACTTGTGGGTACTATGCAGACACAATTAGTCATGTTCCTGTGAGTGAGGTTTATAATTCTGCCAACGTTGGTGGTTATTTCTCATCGAGAATTAAACTTCAAGCTGATACAAGTGGTATAAAAACTGCATGGAGTGACAATGATGGAGCATTAAGAAACTCTTTCAAAGTTGCTGCAATAAATGACACTGGTTCTGGTAATGTTTATATTCAACAGATTCAAATTACTGGGGAAGCCTGATGAAACTCATTAGAGAAGAAATAGAAAACGTAGAATTTATCGTTGAAAACCGCAACGGTAAAAAATCTCTTTATATTGAAGGGGTTTTTCTACAAGGAGACATAAAGAACCGTAATGGTCGTATGTATCCAATGGAAACTCTACGTCGTGAAGTCTGTCGTTACAGTGAGAATCATATTCATGCAGGTAGAGCACTAGGAGAACTTGGACATCCAGAAGGTCCAACTGTAAATTTAGATCGTGTTTCTCATAAGATTGTATCTTTGAAGGAAAATGGTTCTAACTTTATAGGAAAAGCAAAAATTCTGGGTACACCAATGGGTAAAATTGCACAATCACTTTTAGGTGAAGGTGTTAAATTAGGTGTATCTTCTAGAGGTATTGGTTCTTTACAACAAACAAGAGAAGGAGTCAATATTGTAGGAGAAGATTTTACCCTAGCAACTGCAGCAGATATTGTTGCAGATCCTTCTGCTCCTGACGCATTTGTTTCAGGAATTATGGAAGGTAAAGATTGGGTTTGGGATGGTGGCATCCTTCGAGAGAAATATGCTTCCAAAACATACAAAACAATCAATACATTGGTTGATCAGAAGAAGTTAGACGAGCAAAAACTCGATTTATTTAACCAATTCTTATCAAACATATAATTTATCTAAATAAATACAGGATTTAATTACAGGAAATCGGAGAGTTACCAAAATGTCTCGTGGCAAGAAACTACAAAAGATGGAAGAGGCCGTAACGCAATCCAAGACTGCGGTTAATGCGAATGCAAAGCCAGCAGAAGCTATGGGTAAGTTACAAAATCCTCCTCAAGGATTAATACCAGTCGAAGATTTGGGTGGTCCAACACCAGAAAATTACAAAGCCGATGATGATTCGGCTAAGTTAAAAACTCCTGGTGCTACACTTAAGCAAGTGAAGGATGTTGTTAATAAAGGTGCAAAACCTGCAGACCCAATGAAAGGTGTCAAAGAGGAAGAGGAATCTTCTGATGATTCTGTAATTGAAGAGGAAGAAGTAACTACTGATGAAGTAGTTGCAGAAGAGGAAACAGTAGAAGAGGAAGAGTTGAACGTCGAAGAAGATGTTAATGCACTTCTAGGTGGCGAAGAACTTTCAGAAGAATTCAAAGAAAAAGCTAAGACAATCTTTGAAGCTGCTCTTAAGACCAAGGTTAAAGAAATTAAAGAAAACCTTGAAGCACAGTACGAAGAAAAAGTTGCTGGTAGAGTAGCAGAAGCTAAAGAGGAACTCGGTAATAGAGTTGACTCTTATCTAGAGTACGTCTCAGAAGAATGGTTCAGTGAGAATGAACTAGCTATTGAGCACGGACTTAAAACAGAATTGACCGAATCATTCCTTAGTGGAATGAAGGGTCTCTTTGAAGAACATTATGTAACAATCCCTGACGATAAATATGATGTATTAGAGAGTATGGTAGAAAAACTAGATGACATGGAAACCAAGCTCAATGAGCAAATCGAGAAAAATATTTCATTAAACGGTAGACTTTCTGAGTCTGTTGCTGATGGAATTCTTGATTCAGTTTCTGAAGGATTAGCGTCCACTCAGAAAGAAAAGCTCGCTTCACTTTCCGAAAGTGTAGAGTTTGAAAGTGAAAACCAATATCGTGAAAAATTGGAGATGCTTAAGGAATCTTATTTCCCTACAGGCAAATCTTCAAAAGCAACATCAACTGAAACTCTCTCGGAAGGAGTAGACTCTGCACCAGTATCACATTCTGGTGGAATGGCTGCTTATCTGAAAACTCTTTCAGCAGTTGCTAAAAACTGATTTTAATAATTAATCAAACGCAAACACTATTAATTAAAGCAAATGTTCCAATCAGAACAGTTGCAGGAAAAGTGGGCTCCTCTCCTAGACTATGAGGGGATTGATCCGATCAAAGATGCACATCGTAGATCTGTAACCGCTGTCCTGCTAGAAAACCAAGAGAAATTTTTAAGAGACGAACAGGCATTCGATCAAGGAGTATTGAGCGAAGCTGTTCCAACTAACCACGCAAACACCGCTGGTAATTCAGGTGGTTTTGGTGGTAGTGCTAACGCTGCTGGTCATCAAGCTGGTTTTGACCCCGTTCTAATTTCACTAATTAGACGTTCAATGCCTAACTTGGTTGCTTACGACCTTGCTGGTGTTCAGCCTATGTCTGGTCCTACTGGTCTTATCTTCGCAATGCGTAGTAAGTACAAGGCTATGGGTGGTGACGAGGCATTCTACAACGAAGCAGATACCGCATTCTCTGGTCAGGATGACGGACTCAATGAAACTGCAGGTTTCACTGATCCTACTGCTGGTATGGGTACAACTGCACAGTCTGGTTCAAACCCTGCTGCACTTAACCCTGTTGGATCTGCATCTTCTGTAGGTTACGATGTCGGTCAAGGCATGGTAACAGGTGATGCTGAGAACTTAGGTAGTGGTGCTGGTGATTTATTCAACCAGATGGCATTCTCAATCGAGAAAGTCACCGTTACTGCTAAGTCCAGAGCCCTCAAGGCTGAGTACTCACTAGAGCTTGCTCAAGACCTTAAGGCAATTCACGGTCTTAATGCAGAAGCAGAACTTGCTAACATCCTTAGTACTGAGATACTTGCTGAAATTAACAGAGAAGTTATCAGAACTATCTACAAGGTTGCAGAGCAAGGTGCTGTAGAAAACACTGCAAGTGCTGGTGTATTTGACTTAGACATCGACAGTAATGGTCGTTGGTCAGTTGAGAAGTTTAAGGGTCTTCTGTTCCAGATCGAAAGAGATGCTAACAGAATCGCACAAAGAACTCGTCGCGGAAAGGGTAACATCATCATGTGCTCTGCAGACGTTGCTTCTGCATTGACAATGGCTGGTGTACTTGATTACACACCTGCTCTTAATGCTAACCTTAACGTTGATGATACTGGTAATACATTTGCTGGTACTATTCAAGGTAAGTACAAGGTATACATCGATCCTTATTCTGCTAACTTAGCAGCTAACAACGGTGGTCTTGCCCAAGGTACTAACCAGTACTACGTTGTTGGTTATAAGGGTTCATCTCCTTATGATGCTGGTCTGTTCTACTGCCCTTACGTTCCACTACAGATGGTTCGTGCGGTTGGGGAAGATACCTTCCAACCAAAAATTGGCTTCAAGACAAGATATGGTATTGTTGCCAACCCATTCGCAGAAGGTCTAGATCAAGGTCTAGGAAGACTTAAGGTTAATGCAAACCGTTATTACAGACGTGTTGCTATCAAGAACCTCATGTAATATAAATATCTCGGTTCGAGATGGATCAAAGAGACTCCTTCGGGAGTCTCTTTTTTTGTCTAAATATTTAAAATGTAATTAATAATGGCAATTTCTAACGGATTAAAAAATCAAATAAAGAATAGAAATTTTCTAAGTCCAGTTGGGTTTAAGTTTATTTTAAATAGAGCTCCTAAAGTTGCTTTCTTTTCTAACCAATCAGTTATACCTGGATTGACTTTAGGTACTGCTGTGCAACCAACATACTTAAAAAATATAGATCTTCCTGGCGATAAAATTGAGTTTAATGATTTTGCATTAAGATTTTTAGTTGATGAAGATCTATCCAATTATATGGAAATTCAAAATTGGATACGTGGGATGGGATTTCCAGAAAGTTTGGAGGAGATTTATAAGTTTCAAAATTCTAATCCTAACATGGATCCTAATGATAAAAGTATAGATCTATTATCAGATGGAACATTAAACGTTTTAACTAGTACTCAAAATACAAATTTCAAAGTTAAATTTGAAGGTTTATTTCCAGTTTCTATTTCAGATTTAACTTTTGATGCAACTGATACTGACATAGATTACTTGACAGCAGAGGTTACATTCAAGTATACTATCTACAAGATAGTAGATTTAAATGGCGATCCCTTATGAGTATTGATCTTGAAAAACTTCAAGAGATGTGGGAAAAAGATGCAAAGATCGATAGAGATAATCTACATGAAGAGTCATTAAGTATTCCCTCTCTACATGCAAAATATTTTGAATTATATAATACAATATTTTTATTAAGAAAGAAAGCAGAGCAGCAAAGAAAGAATATTCGTCATGAACGATATGAATATTTTAGTGGGAAAGCAGATCCAGATGTTTATATTGAAAATCCTTTCCCAAAGAAAATAAGAGATAAGGATACGATGCAGAAATATATGGATGCAGATGATAAACTTTCCAATTCAAATTTGAAAATTGATTATTATGATACAATGCTTGTATACTTAGAAAGCATTCTTAAGGTAATACAGAATAGAACATTTCAGATTAAGAATGCAATAGAGTTTATGAGATTTAATTCTGGACTAGGTTGACAGGACTTGACATAACTTCATAAATACGCATAGACGCATGAGTCTGTGTGATTGATACGAGTGCTAACGTAGTTATTTCTAAATCAAACGAAGTATTTTTAAAGATAGATTCAGAACCTCATATTGAATATGAGTTGAGAGACCACTTTACCTTCGAGGTAGAGGGTGCAAAGTTTATGCCACAATATCGGAATAGGAATTGGAATGGAGAGATCCATCTATTTGATATGAGATCTAAACAGATTTATGTGGGTCTGTTAGATAAACTTATTTCTTTTTGCGATAGACACGATTACACATATAAGTTTGAAGATAATCAATATTACGGAACACCTTTTGAAGTTAATGATGAGATCTCATATGAAGGTGTAAAAGATTATATGAGTTCTATTTGTTCTCATTCTCCAAGAAAATATCAAGTGGATGGAGTATGCGATGCACTAAAACATAATAGAAAATTGTTGATATCTCCCACTGCTTCTGGCAAATCCTTGATGATTTATTCTCTTGTAAGGTACTATGTAGCGAAAGGGCAAAAAATTCTCTTAGTTGTTCCAACGACATCTTTAGTAGAACAGATGTATAAGGACTTTCAAGATTATGGTTGGGATGCTGGTTCATATTGCCACAAGATATATGCAGGTAGAGAAAAAACAAATGAATTTCCAGTAACGATTACTACTTGGCAATCTGTTTATAAACTAGAACGATCATTTTTTGAAGATTATAATGTAGTAATAGGTGATGAAGCACACCTATTCAAGTCGAAGTCCTTAATATCTATAATGACAAAGTTGCATCATGCGAAATATAGGTTTGGATTTACTGGCACACTTGATGGAACTCAAACTCATAAGTGGGTACTAGAAGGATTATTTGGTCCATCATATAAGGTGACAAAAACTGATGAATTAATGAAACAAGGACATCTTTCTCAATTAGATATTCAATGTCTTGTATTAAAACATACACCACAAAATTTTGAAACATATCAGGATGAAATAGAATATCTTATTACTCATGAACAACGAAATAATTTTATAAAAAATCTTTCATTAGATTTAAAAGGTAACAGTTTAATACTCTATGCAAGAGTTGAATCCCACGGACAGGTGCTTTATGATTTAATAAATAATAACAGTACAGAAGATCGTAAAGTATTTTTTGTACATGGTGGTGTAGATGCTAAAGAAAGAGAACTTGTTAGAGAAATTACCGAGGAACAATCAAATGCGATCATCATTGCGAGTTATGGTACTTTTAGTACTGGGATCAACATTAAGCGGTTGCACAATATTATCTTTGCTAGCCCCAGTAAGTCCAGAGTTAGAAACCTCCAGTCCATCGGTAGAGTTCTTAGAAAAGGAAAAGACAAAGTAAAAGCAACCTTATATGATATTTCTGATGATTGTTCTACTACAACTAAAAAAAATTATACTCTAAATCACTTTATCGAACGAATTAGAATTTATAATGAAGAAAATTTTAACTATGAAATAATTACAATTCAATTAAGAAAATGATAGAAGACGAATTTTATGCAACAATTAAATTAATAACTGGAGAAGAAATTTTTGCGCGAGTTGCCGCCTCTGAAGAAGAAGATAGAACTATGTTAATACTATCAAATCCAGTTACCATAGAAAGAATAAAAAATAAAAATAATGGTATTCAAGGTTTTAGAGTTGAACCTTGGTTAAAAACAAGCCACGACGATACCCATATTATTGATATGAATAATGTTCTTACTCTTTCTGAATCAAAAGATATAGAATCTATTATGATGCATAAAACTTTTATAACTCAAAGTCAACAGAATTATCAAATAAAATCTAAATTAGATAGAAAAATGGGTTATATAACCACTGTAAACGAAGCTAGAAAATTTTTAGAAATAATATATAACAAATCTACTAAAGAAACCTAATATATCCCTTTAACCCCCACAGAGTTATTCTACACATGTTTTGATACCTTGTCAAGTAGAGATTTAAATGTTATAATATCTACATAGTAGTGATAACTCTTATGGCAATGATTAAACCTATGGCAAAACGTAAGAGGTCAGAACACTACGTTAATAATAAAGAGTTTCTTGCCGCATTAATTAAGTATGCTGAAGATAAAGAAATTGCTTTATTGCAAGATAAGCCAAAACCAGTAATTCCAAGATATATCGGTGAGTGTTTTTTAAAGATTGCTACACATCTTTCTTATAAACCAAATTTTGTGAATTATATGTATAAAGATGATATGGTTTGTGATGGTATAGAAAATTGTGTACAATATATTCATAACTTTAATCCTGAGAAATCCAAGAATCCTTTTGCTTACTTTACACAGATCATTCATTATGCTTTTCTGAGACGTATTCAAAAAGAGAAAAAACAGTTAGAAATAAAAAATAAGATATTAGAAAGAACTGGTTATGAGCAAGTTTTTGAAAAGGATATTGACGATTCTAATTTTTCAGACTATAATTCTATTAAAGATGCTGTGCATTCTAAATTGCGTAACTGATGAAAGTTGCAATCATAACAGATCAACACTTTGGGTGTCGTAAAAACTCTAAACTTTTTCACGATTATTTCCTAAAGTTTTATGAGGATGTTTTCTTTCCTACTCTTGAGAAAGAAGGTATCACTACGGTCATTGATATGGGTGATACCTTTGATAGTAGAAAGGGAATTGATTTTGCTGCACTGACTTGGGCAAAGGATCATTATTTTGATCGTCTAAAACAGATGGGCATTACTGTCCATACTATTGTTGGTAATCATACAGCATACTATAAAAATACAAATGATATCAATGCAATAGATTTATTGTTGCGTGAGTATGATAATGTAAAAATATATGCAGAAACAACTTCTATTGAAGTAGGTGGATTAAATATTCTTCTTGTTCCTTGGATCAATAAGGAGAATGAAGAGATGAGTCATTCTTTAATTGAGAAATCAATAGCTCCTGTATGTATGGGTCACTTGGAACTTGTTGGATTTAAAGTTCATCGTGGTTATGTTATGGATCATGGAACCCAAGCTTCTATATTTGATAAATTTAAAAAGACATTTTCTGGGCATTATCATACTAGATCTGATAATGAAAGAATATTTTATCTAGGAAATCCTTATGAAATGTACTGGAATGATTGTAATGATACAAGAGGATTTCATTTATTTGATACCGAGACCTTAGAACATACTCCTGTAAATAATCCTTATAGTATGTTTAAAGTTATATATTATGAAGATCATGATTATCAACTTTTTGATGCTAGTCAACTTGAAAATAAAATAGTTAAACTTGTAGTAAGAAAGAAAACGGATCAAGTTAAGTTTGAAAAATTTATTGATAAGTTGTATAGTGCTAATGTAGCAGAACTTAAAGTAGTAGAGAATTTCATTTCTGCAGAGGTAGAAGGGTTTGAAGCATTTGAATCTGAAGATACTCTCTCCATCCTTAATAGGTATATTGAGGAAGCAGAGATAGATCTTGATAAATCAAGAATACAAAAAATGATTCAAGGAGTTTATCAGGAGGCGTGTGAATTGATTTAATGTTCATACTCACCGTCGATG